GGAAAGACCGTGCGTTAATCCTCCTTAACGGTGTCGGTGTCGCATTATTATTAAGAACATTATTACAAACATTATACTTATGATAGAATTTATATTTGTTGATTTATTGACATTACCTTTTAATATATTCGTTTGGGTACTCAAATACTTTGGCTCTTTGTTGTTTTGGGTTGCACTGGTGTCGTACCTATGGAGTGTTCGAAGTCAGCTAGGGGATTGGTTATCGGATAAGTTTACTTCGTTCAGTGACCGTCTCAGACGTTCTAAGAAGGATACAGACACCCTTAACGACATTGACGATTATATTCTATGAGTGAAATAGACAAAGAGAAAGAAGATTACGTACCGTTTGACGAACTGGACGTAGAGTTTGGTGATTTTATTGGACACTTTAAGAACTGTATTCGTGGTGAATCACTGCAACACTTCTTTAATGTATGGGAACATGCAGAGGAAGCGGGTCATACGTACGGCAGAGATACAGGAAAAATAGAAAAAGCAGATAAATCTTTGAACCTTGGGTTTAATTTTATTTACACCTTACGTTATTTAAATAATACCATACTCCCCAAGTACATGGAAGAATATAATATGGTACAGGGTGATACGATATTGACACTGGACGGAAAAATACAAAAGACCCTACCCTCACAAGGTTACCATGGGTGGCATTACGAACATTGTGGGGATACCCCTAACCGTTGTCTTGCATGGACACTCTATCTCAATGACGTAGAGGAAGGTGGAGAGACAGAATTTCTTTATCAATCACGTAGGTATACACCCCGTACTGGTGATATATTGATTTGGCCTGCGGGTCATACCCATATGCACCGTGGGAATCCACCCTTGAGTGGTGAGAAATATATTGCGACAGGTTGGTACGAATATGTGCAACAAGCATTCTTTACCGAAGGTCGAAACTGGGGACACTAAATACTATTATGGAAACAAATTTAATACTCATACACATACTCTTTATTGGTGCATGTGTTTATTTCTCACACCGAAGTGGTTACAAGTCGGGTCAGAAAGAATTATTCAACGACTTAACCAAAGAAGTAGTCAACGTGGTTGAACTTAAAGAACAAATTAAAAAAAGAATTAAAGAAGAAGAAGCAAAACTTTAATATAACAGGAAATATATTATGAAAATCGTTGGAATCAATTCAAGTCACGACACGTCTTTGTGTCAGTACGATACCGAAACTAAATCACTAGACTTTATGCACGAAGAAGACCGTTTTCGTAGACACAAATACTGGTCACCTTCACACGTCCCTACCATTGACGGTGAACCCGATGCACAATATCACCCCGACACCCTTACGTGTATCTACAAAGGTGGTGTTGAGGTTCCCGATAAGCTGGTCTTTGCAAGTTACGATAGACGTTCACAAAACATAGAACTCGACAGTGACGCATTACTCAGAGACCGTGCATTGTCGATTGAGATTGCACAATATATTAAGGAAGAACCTTTTAACAATGTTCGAATGAATGCATTCCAAGACAAATATGCAGACGTGATTAAAGGTTCGGGTGCGGGTGGTATTAATGAGGAAATGCAAATTCATGATTCCTTTGCAAATCAATTTCAAGGTTTAAACAATTATTACTTTTGGTACGAACACCACTTGTATCACGCCTATTGTGGTTATCACTTGAGTCCTTACATTGCAGACGGTGAGACTGCCATTGCAATCGTGTGGGACGGTGGTGGTGCTAGACTTGGTTGGGATAGAGGTTGGGACGGTTATCAAGAAATCGAATCTATCTATCGTATGGAACATGGTAAAGTTGCACAACGTCAATGGGTGTTGTCAAGTAATCACCGTTTTCTAGGTGACCTCAAAGGTGAACACTTCCCAAATCAAATGGACGGTGAACTGGATTACACGGGTGCCAACATAATCGAAACCATTGACGGTGTCGATTATGAATATACGTCACGTGCAAGTAACGGTATGGACTTCTCTAATATGTCACATGCGTTAGGGTGTGATGACTTTGGTCGTGCCGCAGGTAAGGTCATGGGTATGGCTTCTTACGGTGTTGTAGGAACCCCCGAACAAAGACGTTTCAATAAGTTTGCACTTGCACAAGAATTAGAACTTCATGCATTTGAACATTCATGTAACACCATACAAAAAGCAATCGATTTAAATCCCGACTGTAAGAATATTTTGTTAAGTGGTGGTTACAGTTTGAACTGCACCAACAACTACAAATACCTCAGTCGTTTCCCCGACCACCAATTTTACGTAGACCCTATTCCCCATGACGGTGGAACTGCGTTTGGTGCGTGTATTCACCTTGAGTACCTACTGGAAGAATCTAAGATTGACGAACCAACAAATATAAATGGAGAGAGTGATGATACTAACGGAGATACATAGAAATTTAGATGACGTACTGTCACAACTGATTGAGAACCAACAGATAGTTGCAATCTTTCAAAATGCTTCCGAGTGGGGGCCTCGTGCATTGGGTAATCGTAGTATACTCTTTGACCCAAGAAACAGTCATGCAAAACAAATTGTTAATGCAGTTAAGAAACGTGAAGACTATCGTCCTTTCGCAGGAACGGTTCTGTTAGAACATGCACATGAATATTTCGAAATGTTACAACTCAAAGAATCACCGAACATGTCTTTTGCAATTCAAGCGAAACAAAAAGCCTATGACGAGATTCCTAGTTTGGTTCATGCAGACGGAACCTGTAGAATTCAAACAGTGACCGAAGAACAGAATCCAAACTATTATAATTTGATTAAAGGGTTTGGTGATTTAACAGGAACACCGATTATCTTTAACACTTCATTTAACCTCGGTGGTGAAGCACTGGTCGAGAATATCTTTGATGCAATATCTACATGTAATCGTTCAGAGATAAATCACTTGTATGTTCCCGAAGACCAAGACGTAACCATTCCATACGAACTGGTTAAAGACAAAAGAAAAAACTATCCACCCAGTCATCTCAACGATTAATATAAATACTTCTATGATAGAAGTTTCAGACATTGCAATAGAAAAACTACTAGAGAGAAATGTATCAAGTGTAAGACTTGGTGTCACTGGTGGTGGTTGTGCTGGTTACGAATATGTTTTTGCAGAAGATACTATTAGAGAAGGTGACGAAGTCATAGACTATGGTAAGTTTTCTTTTCTTATAGATAAGAATAGTCAACCCTTTTTAGAAGGTATGACACTAGATTATATTAAAGAAGGAATAAACGAATTTTTTAAATTTATAAATCCTAATGAACAATCCAGTTGTGGTTGTGGAGTGAGTGTGCAATTCAATGAAAACATCATCAGCAAAAGCTAAAGGTCGTAAATTACAACAGTGGTTTGCAAACGTTCTAGTGGAGACACTAGGACTGGACGAAGAAGATATCGAATCAAGACCAATGGGTTCACAAGGTGAAGACATTATTCTTGGAAAACAATCTAGACAATTATTTCCTTTTAGTGTAGAATGTAAGAATCAAGAAGCAGTTAATGTATGGAAAGCATACGAACAAGCTTCTGAAAACTGCAAAGGGTATGAACCCCTTGTAGTCATAAAAAGGAATCGTACCAAACCCCTAGTGGTTATGGACGCACAAAAATTTGTTGAACTATTAAAAATACATGAGGAATAAAAACTTGTTATCTTTTAACGAACTCATCTCGGAAGAGAAGAAGAATGATACACCCTATCGACTTGTAGTTATTGCAGAACGTCGCATGGTAAAAAAGGCCAAGAAGAATTCAGACAAACCCGTAGTTAAAAAACCTAGTTCCACTTCCAGTAAACTTTACAACCTTGCAAAAGAACGTGGGTGTGAAGTGTATAGTGTTAAAGTGAATGGTGCATACATTGAACGTTCAGACGATGGTGTAATCACCGTACACAACCAAGACGATAAGAAAGGTTTTGAATTAGATGCAGATACACTTGTTATGGTTCGTGGTGCTGTTACAGCAAAAGATTCCTACTTAGATTTAATTAGTCAGATAGAAAGATACGGATTCCCTGTAGTCAATTCAAGGGAGTGTATCGAAGTATGTGCAGATAAGTTTAGAACGTATTTGCGATTACAAGAAATCGGAATGAACCAACCTAAAACAGTTTTGGTTCCAAACGAAGACCCCGAGACTGTAGACTTAGCTGCAGAAAGACTCGACAACGACTTCCCAATGGTTCTAAAGACACTTCAAGGTGCAAAGGGAGTTGGTGTATTGCTTGTGGAAACGGAACGTTCTCTGCAGTCTACAGTGAGTCTAGTGTATAAGATTGACCCTAATTGTGATATCCTTTTACAGGAGTATATCGACATGGAATATGATGTCCGTGTTATGATAAACAATAAAAGAATTATTGGTGCAATGAAACGTAAGAAAATCATTGACGACTTCCGTTCTAATATTTCACAAGGTGCAGAAGCAGAAGAAATCGAACTAACAGATTTAGAAAAAGAAGCTTGTCTTATCGCTGCAAAAGCAGTAAACGGTCAATGGGTTGGTGTTGACTTTATTCCTGCGGATAACAGAGAGAAAGATGCACCTTATATTTTAGAGGTCAACCAGTCGCCTGGGTCACAAGGAATCTCAGAAGCAATCGGTGAAGAAGTTTGTGAGATTGTCATAGACGATTACTTCGACAGAAACATATGGAAGAAGAGTGCAACAGAATGTGGTGTTCTCGAGTCCATAGAGGTCGATGGTGAGACGATGACTGCTAAGCTAGACACTGGGAACAGTGCAAAGGCATGTGCCCTTCACGCAGACGAATATGAGATTAAAGGTAAGGTCGTTCACTTCACTCGTGACGGTAAAAAATATAAGAAACCTCTAATCAGAGAACTTACATTATTGAAACCTGCCGAAACTAGACCAGTGGTGATGTGTGAGTTAAACTTCTTAAATACTATATATGAACAGGAAGTCAGTTTAGACCAAAGAGGTAAAATCCCTTTTCTTGCAAATAGAGATTTTATGAATCGTGCAAACTTAATGATTAACCCGTCTAGGAAATTCCTATTGACAAACAAACACGACACTTCTGAAGAGGACTAGCTTGACAATGACTTAAACTTTTTGTTATACTTTGTTTATGAATACAAAACCAACAATCCAAGAACGAATGCAGAACAAGGCAGAACTTGCCTTGATAGAAGTTGAAGCCCAAATAGATAACCTTATGGATAAGAAGTCGACAAACTTCTCCATGCACAAATATCTTAAACAATTAGATTACAGTGGAAAGGTCGTTAAGTATATGAAAGGGTTCACTGAAGAAATGGTTTACGAGTTAGAAAACAAAGAAGAGTGTGAACAGTTAACTGAAGCATATAACTTTCTAACTGCAACACAAAAGAAGAAAGTCATTAAGATACTCAAAGGGTTTGAATCTGATATTGACAAATATGTTGCAGAATACAAACCCATACGTAAAGCTCCTAAACCTAAAACACCTAAACAATTAGTTAAGACACTACCCTATCTTAAACAACACGGTAAGTATCATTCTATAGACCCCGAAGAAATTATTCGTGCAACACACTTGTTCACTTATAATGTTGCAAGTAAGAAGTTTACTAAGTTTGAAACATGGGGTGGACTATCCGTTAAAGGTTCACGAATCATTGATTATGATTCATGTCAAGAAAAGACCTTGACAGATACCAAGTTACTTGATAGAATATATAAAGGTGGTAATATAATTGCAAAGAACTTCATAGATGAGATTCCACGCTCCAAGTTAAAAGACGGAAACGATTTACTTACTAAAAATACATTATTAATAAAAGTGATTAAATGATACTAATAGATTTTACTCAGACCATAATTGCTGGTCTGATGGTTCAACTCAAGTTGAATGACGGACAATTAAGTGAAGACAAACTTAGACCTATGATAATTAATTCCATTCGGAATTATCAAAAGAAATATGCAAGAGACTATGGAGAGATTGTTCTTTGTACGGACGCTGCAAATCCTTGGAGACGTGACTACTTCCCCAACTACAAAGCAAACAGAAAGAAACTCAGAGAAGAAGACGATAAGGATTGGGGTGTAATCTTTAATACACTACAGATTATCAAAGACGAACTCAGAGATAACTTCCCATACCGTTACATGTATGTGGAGAATTGTGAAGCAGACGATATCATTGCAATATTATCAAAACATATAACGGAAGACATACTTATCATTAGTGGTGATAAAGACTTCCAACAATTACAATCATTCGACCATGTTGCACAATGGTCACCTAATCTAAACAAACAAGTAATATGTGAAGACCCTAACCTATTCCTAAGAGAACATATTCTCACTGGTGATAAGTCAGACGGGATACCTAATATCCTATCCAGTGACGATTGTATGGTAGAAGGGATTAGACAAACACCATTACGTAAACCAATCAAAGATAAGTACCTCAGAATATCGATTGAAAATGACGATAAATACTATAGGAACTATCTAAGAAATCAAACATTAATTGACTTCGAATTTATCCCACAAGATATAGAAGATAGAATTTTAAGTGAATTTGAAAACACTGCACCCGTTAAAGGTAAAGTGTTTGACTACCTAAGAACTCATAGACTAAATGAGTTGTTAGACAACATAGGAGATTTTTCGTTATGACGGAAGAGAAAAAAAGAGGAAGGGGTAGACCGAAAGGAGCTCCCAATAAACCAAAGTTAGAATTGGTCACCGAAAGAAAAGAGTTGACTAAAGATGCAGACGTATATGAAATACTATGTCAAGCAGAACTTGTTGCAGAAGAATCACCCGACCTTGCAGTTCAAGGACTACAAGTCTTTGGTGAAAGAAACGGTGCAGTAAGATTTTTATTACAGTGGGTATTTGACGACAACATTAAGTCAACACTACCCGAAGGTAAGACACCTTACAATTCAGACGATGCACCTGCGACAGACCTTGCACCAACAAGTCTTAGATTTGAAGTAAGGTTGTTTAAATATTTTGTAACAGAAGAAGTTGCAGAAGCTCGTAGAGAGACAATGTGGATTCAACTGTTAGAAGGGATACCAAAGAAAGAAGCAGAGTTAATGGATTTGGTAAAAGACAAGATATGGCCTTTCAAAAATATCACTAAAGATATTGCACAAAAAGCCTTTCCCGAACACATAAAATAAATAAATATTAATGTCCTCAGAGACTATACATATTATAAAGGAAAGTTATTATTCTTTCCAATGTGTAAAACTTTCTAGTCGAGTAGGACTCCATGGAGTTATATAATGGAAGAGAACAAAACATCATTTGCAAGCGAACAGGTTCCAGCACGTGAACCCACTGAACTTGAAAAGGTTCAACAACGTATCGCCAATTATCAGATAGGTATCAAACCTCAATCTGCACAGGCCGTAAACACTTTATTAGAGTTACACTTAAAGAGTGGTCTAATTAAATTAGAAGAACTTGAAGCAGTTGTTTCAGTAAGAGACGAAGTTCAAAAAGGACTTACTCAATATAATCTATCAGTTGAAACTGCACAAAGACAACTTGCAGAATTAGTAGAAGCAGATAGAGTTGCAAAAGAAACTGCAATTGCAGCGGAGAAAGCAGAACTCGTAGAGAAAGTTAGAGACCAACGTAAACAAAGAAAAGACGCAGAACTTAAAGTTGCACAACTAGAAGCAATACTTGCGTCACACGGTGTTAACGTGGACTTAAACAATGACGGAGTTATTGGTGTCAAAGCAGGTGATTTAAATGCAGACGGATTTGTAGAACTTACTAAAGAAGAAGCTGCAACACTCGCTGCAGAACATGGAGTCACAATACCTCAGACTACTATTCAGAAAGGAACGATAGACGAAACACCTAAGACGACTTCTAAAGCATTTGCAATGGCAAGACTTCTTAATCCCGAAGACGAGTCTATAACTGAAGACCCAGCACTTGCAGAAAAGATTGAAGAAACAAAAACAGCAGTTTCAGAGTGGGAAGACCAACAAGAAACTGAAGTCCCCGAAGAAGAAATGGTATTCGGAAATGAGTCTACAGAAGAAGACGGATTTGATTTACCAGTAGAAGAAGAATCTATTACAATCGAATTACCAGTTCCCGAAGATGCAAAAGGTATTGAAGCATTCTTAGAAGAAGTAGAAACAGTTAAACAAGAAGCAGAGATAGACGACATTGACGAAGAACAATTCAATCAATCATTCGAAGAAGAACCACATACAGAAGTTTCTAGAAGGGAGAGAGTATTACTTGACCCATTAGAAGCAAGTCAAAGAAGTGACGAACTAAAAATTGCAGAAGAGGATACTAAGACAGAACCTACTTATGCTAAACCAAGTGCAGTTCCTATTACCTCAACCAACATGCCTAGACAGACATTGAAAAGTGGTGATAGTATAGAAGCAGAAGTTAAAGAACAGAAGATTAACACTTATGATTCCGAAGAGGAAATGTTAGAAGCTGTTCAACAAAAGATTGACACTGCAAAAGAACAAGAAGAAGAAGAGTTTGACGAAATAACTATTCCGAGTGCAGACGAACTCAAAGGAATGACTAAAGCAAAAATCAAAGAAGTTGCAGAAGGTTTAAACTTCGAAGTGTCAACGTCTGATACTAAAGATACAATGATTGAAAGTATTGCAACTCAAACAGAAAGTCTAATCGAGTCTTTACAAGAAACTGATGAATTTGTCAGTGCAACTGAAACAGTGAAAGGAGAAGATGATGATGATAGACGAGATGGTGGCTACTTCTAGAGATTCAGAAGTTAAACCTATCCACCCAGTTAGTCCTAGATATCAACAAGAATTAAATTATGAGGGAGTTCGTTTAGAAGTCCCTTATGATTATGCAATGAAGAGTGGACTACTCTTCTCACCTCATGCACGTGTGTATGAAGAAGACGGTTCATATCTTATCTCATGTCTACCCCTAGACAAAGAAACCAAACCATTCGTAACACCTACATATTACTATAAGGTAAACGGGTGTCCAGTAAGTGAAGAACTCAACGACTTAACGTGTTCTGTATTCATTGCAATCCCCGAACCAATATTTAATGTAGGAGATAAAATTCGTTATGAATACCAAAGTGAAAAAGATACAGGAACAGAAAGACACATCAAGTGTAGTCTCAGTTAAACCATGGAACAAAGAAATATCCCAATTACAGCTGTTGACCAATTCGATTTTCTTGAACATAGGA